AAGATTGAAAGAGATGTGGATTAGTCTTGACTCGCTCTAATAAGGGTTTGAAAAGTTAGTCTCTATAGGGTGGATTATGGAAATATAGAATTAGTGTGCGAATGGTACTATGGTAAGACTTAACAAGGTTCTTGTAAAAGACAAATGACACTTCTACTGTATAGCAAAAGTGTCATTACGTTCTCTACGTCTTTGTGGACTTCGATAACTTAACTACTTAAATATCTTTTAGCTGTGGATAGTGATACTGATAATGCGTTAGCTATCTCTTGAATAGTGTACTCAGGAAATATATTCTTAANCTCTATTGCTTTAGCTTTATTAGTCATTCGAGTATTTCTANTAATAGCTCTTAACTTACGTTGCTTACTTCTAAACTTAGATTGCTTTCTCTCTTTCAATTCAGCATCCCATAGATCAATCCAAAAGTATAACCAACTATAAGGTGTATTAGAATCATCAAATATTTTAATAGAATGAATCTCCCATTTACCATTTATATTATGCATCCATCTCCATTCTCCTGCTGTGTCTTGGACTATCTTATGATTATCCATATTAACTAACTCTTCTAATTGTTTGTTGCTCCAACTTGTCATGTGTATGTATTTAATTATACTCCTAATATACAATAATACTCTTTATATACACTTCTGTTTTGTTGCGAGTTGTCAACTATAGCTGAGAAACGAACACTTCTTAAACGTTTTGGTTATACAGTATGGAGAACATAAAACTAAAATTACCCACTAAATTATCGGCTATTAAACTGAAGGACTTTCAAAAGTATATGTCCATAGTTGAGAACAATCCTGATGCAGATAGAAACTTCTTAGAGATTAAATTGATGGAGATCTTCTGTGGATTAAAGTACAAGAACATAGAGGGATTACCATTTGGATATTTGAAGATAGTGTTATATTACTTAACTCATTATTCCAATCTAAAACGCCTTTGGTGAGACGTTTTATCATGAAGGGGATTGATGGAGCTGAAGTTGAGTTTGGTTTCTTACCTAACTTAGATAAAATAACAATGGGAGAATACATTGACTTAACCAACTATATAGGAGATATTAAAACAATGCACAAAGCTATGGCAGTATTGTTCCGACCTATACACGAATCATATAGACATAGACAAGACTATCGTGTAAGTTCTTACAAGGGTACTGAAGAGTATTCAGAGATACTTAAAGACATGCCTGTTGATATTGCTTTAGGTGCGAAGGTTTTTTTTTGGACTTTGGGAAGCAAATTATTGAAGATTATGCTGAACTCTTTACCACTACAGGAGGAACTTCAAGCAACGTTATCGGAGGAAGAGAAGAAGGATTTAATAGCAAGTATGCGTGGTATAAAGAACTCCATGCTCTTGCAGGAGGTTCAGCACTACGAATCAATGAAGCTACTATGATACCTATCCATGAAGCTTTCACATGGTTACAGTACACTAAAGAGAAGCAGATATTAGAAAACGAATCAATTAAAAGACAAATGAAAAGATAATGAAAAATGTATATAAAATATTAGAGGCAGTAGAGAATCACTTTGAAAATGATGAGCCTAATACTAATACTGTGAGGTTTGGTACTATTGATGAGACTGACCTTAACAAGACAACTTTATTCCCATTAGCACACTTTAACATATCTCAAATAGAGTATCAAGGTACTACTATAGACTTTACTATAGATTTAATGGTTTTAGATATAGTTGACGAGAGCAAAGAGTACGATGGATCATTTAAAGGTGCTACAAACCTACAAGACGTTCTTAACACACAGGCAATGGTGTTAAATAAATTAGTAGAGTCATTCAGAGGTAGTAGAGGTGCTTTAGCAGAGGCACAGTTTGTTCTTAAAAACAAACCTGTGGCAGAGTATTTATATCAGAAGTTTGAAAATGACCTATATGGATGGGGTGTAAAAATAAAAGTATCTACTCCTAATGATATAACTATATGCTAAACACAGATGCTTTCTACGAAGAGGTAGAGTTATTACTTGAAGAGTATGGTCAAGAGGCTACAACTACTCTAAAGAGGTCTATAAGAGCTAATGATCTTGTTGCTTCTAATAAGATGGTTAATTCTATTAAGTACAGTGTTCAAGGAAGTAAGGTTACAATGAGGTTTGATGCTACACTGAACATAGTAGACAGAGGTAGAAGAAGAGGTCAAAAGAGGGTGTCATCAGATGACATACTTGAGTGGATGAAGAACAAAAACATAAGACCTAAAATGAACAGAAGTAAGGGCAGAAGTATAACTCAGTTTGCCAAGTCAAGTTCTAATTCAGGTTATGGGGAAAGAGATAGAAATCTTAGAGCATCGGCATTTATGATTAGTAAGGCTATATCAGATAAAGGTACAATAAAAAGGTTTGGTCATACGGGTGCTAAGATCATTAAGAAGGTTAGAGAAGGATCAATACCAATGAGAAACTTAAAAACAGGACTAAAAGAATTAATGGGAAACGAAATAAAATTATCATTCAGACAAATTAAAACACTAAGATAAAATGGCATTACCAACAACAGACATATTTTTGCGTTCACCTTATTGGGTGACAATAGAAGAAACAGACTTAGACTTCGTATTGTGCGATTTAAGAGTGTGGACAGGCAATTTAGTTAACGAACCTGTAGAGGCAGATATAAAGCTCCGTAGTACTGCTTTAAATGGCGTTACATCGTTTGACCTTGCTGAGTTTGCAAGAGACTTTGTAGAGGTTACTTTTGCAGGTACTGCAGAGAGTAATGCAGTGTTTATTAGTTACCAACTACAAAAGTTTACAGGTGGAGTTATAGATCCACTACCTCCTTTAGAGACTAAAGTATATCTAACAGGTTATGATGGGTATGGTTTGTTTCAAGATGGTGCTAACTCTCAATGGAACAAGCAAGTTATGCTTAGTGACTCTAATATAACTATATACAACGACACTACTATAAGCATACCTGTTAAGCAAAATCTACTTACGGGATACACATTATACAAATGGACTGCAGGTCAAGGTGGTTCAATGACTGCATTTAGAACTGTTTCAGGTCTTTTCCCTTTCGAAAACACAACTAACATGGTTAAGCAAATTCCAACTTCTTATCAAAGTGAATATGCAGATAAAATTGAGTTTGAATTTAGTCAAGGACAAAATGAAACTGTTAATATAAGTTACGCACCATGTACGAAGTATGGTAGAACATTAATATACTTTGTTAATAAGTTAGGTGCTACACAGACTCTTACTTTTAATGGAAAGAGTGATGTTAAGATGAAGACAGAGTCCAATGATTATAAGAGAAACATTATCCAAAGTAATGGCTCTTATGACTCCACAAGGCATCAGAGACACGTGCTTAATAAGAATGGGGCTATTAACTTGCAGATTAATTCAGGTTGGATTAGTGAAGAGGAAAATGACACTATTATAGAGTTAATGTTGTCAGAACAAGTTTGGATAGATGTAGAAGCTGAAAGGTTAGGTAGAGGATGGGTTCCTAAAACAAGTTCTACTTGGACGATACCTGTAAACATAAAGTCTGATGAAACTCTAATAAAAAACAAACTTAACGATAAATTAATCAACTATACCTTTACGTTTGAAGCAGCTTACGATTGGATAAACACTGTTAGATAAATGATACAACCACACCTATATATAAATACTCAGAAGAAAGATCCTGTTACAGGATTGATAATAGATAATTGGTTAAAAGCAGATTTGCAAGACAAAGTTAATATTGTCTTAAAAGACTCTATAAAGAAGTCTAAGGACGTTGGAAAGGTTTTTACTACTTATACCAACCCTTTTACACTACCTGCTTCTAAAAGGAATAATCAGATATTTAAAAGATTTAGCTCTAACAAAGTTTATGAAGGCTTTGATCCAAGAAGAAAGTATAGTGCAGTAATTAAACTGAATGGTGTAGATTTTAAGAAAGGTTATATAAAGTTAAATGTAGTTGACTTAAAAGATAACATGCCATTGTCATACAGTATCCAATTCTTTGGTGAATTGGCTTCTGTTAAAGATATATTGTCTGATGGAAACCTTAGAGGTTTAAATAACATATTTGAATACGAATTTCCTTATGACCATTCTGTTGTTAAGTTAGGGTTAGAACAAGGTTTTGATGTTCAGATTAACGCTGACTCAGGTATTCCTGCTATATTCAAACTACAAATGACCAATGGAGTGGAAGTTGCAGGTTCTGTGCTGCTTACTCTTCAAGACGTTCAATATACTATACCACTAACTGCAGGAGGTCCTTCATGGACAACGACTGCTATATACGATTATATGTCAGCTATACCTTCTTTAGGGTATACTTTAACAATAGAGGATAATGGTGGGTTCCAAAATGGAATTATATTCGTTTCTGAGGATAATGGATGGCACCCCGATCTCATCTTTAATACGAATGGGGTACAGTATTTAACTGCAAATGTTCAGATAGTTCAAAATGGTAATAGTGATCCACTTGAAAGCGATGTAACTATAGTGCCAAACAATAATGGTACTTTTAAATTCCCTTTAATATCTCACACAAGAGGGTTTGAATATACTGACTCAGGGTTTCATAGAATACAGTCAACAGTTGAGATAGATGATGGAGAAACCATAGATTCAGATGATAGGCTTAACATGTATGACCTTAAACCTGCTATTAGAGTAGAATCTATCTTTGATGGCATAGAACAGACTTATCCTATTGTGTTTAACAAAGATTGGATGTTTGGAACTAATGCTAACAATGCGTCACCTATAAAAGATATGTATTTATGGTTACATAATAAAGCAGGTTATGCAGGTTATCTAACTGCTAATGGAGACCCTTTACTTGATGAATGGGAAAGAGTGTGTAGATATGATGGCAATGGACCTGCACAGGGAGAATGGCAACTTTTTGATAGTCAAGGCTTGAGCGATCAC